AAGTGGGGGTGGTGACACCCGCAAACAGATCGGGGCGGAGCTTCTTGGCTTCCGGAATTGCGATGGATAGGGCACGGCAGATGCTCGCGTCAGAGTACCTGTACGGACTGTTCTTCTCGTCCTGCAGGAGCTCACGCACGAAGCTGACGTAATCGGATACTAGCTCAAGCGCCATGGTGCCCTCTAAGTTGGTGGGAAAGGGGCCGGTGTTACCCGGCCCCGATCACTTAGACGGTCTGTGCACCCGAGGTCACGGACTTGACGATCACGGCCTGAGCCAGCGCGGTGCCGTCGAGCACCTTGTAGCCGTAGACCTGAAGGCCGCGCATGATCTGACCGAAGGTCAGTTCGGAGCGCAGCGTCTCCATTTCCGTCATCTGCGTCGCGAACGTGAGCGCGTGGCTCTGTCCGGCGTAGATCAGGAACTCGCCTGCAGCCAGCCCGGCAGCGGTGCCGAACGGGATCAGGTTGGAGGTGTACAGGGTGAAGCGATCCACCATGCCCAGCCGGCCGTTGCGCAGCATCGAGACGCCGTCGCCCGACAGGTACGCCTGACGGAGCTCCGAACGCTTGACCATCGTTGCGGCCCACGTCGGCATGATGATCCAGCGGCCGCTCTCCGGGATGTTCTGCTCGTCGAGGGCCTGACCCAGACGCAGCATGACCGTCAGGATTTCGACGTCGCCCGCGCCCGCACCCGTGAGGGACGAGACAACGGACAGCGGCGTACCGGTGACACCGAGGTTGAGCATGCCGGTGATCGCGCCGGCGGTCAGACCGCGGTTCGCGGCAGCAGCCTGATCCTTGATGCCGAGCAGGACAGCCCGGTCGATCACGATCTTCATCTGCTCCGCGGCGTCTTCGGACCACATCGACATGAGCGAGATGTCGGACTGAACCTTCATCACGTCGTCGAGAATGGTGTTGAAGTAGTTGCCCTGATCGATGTTCAGGACGACCTTGTTGCCCTGCGGGCGCTCCAGCTCCAGCGCTGCGTCGGCGAGGTAGGCACGGATCGTAATGGTCGGCTTGGTGCGGATATGCACCTTGTCGCCGTGACCCTTGATTTCGCCTTCATAGTCGGTGTTCGAGATCGCGGCCAGAACAGTGGACGCGTAGAACTTCTCGATGAGCTTGCCGCTCCAGATTTCCGGGATGTAGCCGGTGCCGGAGAGGCCGTTGCCCGCCGAACCAGCGGGGTAGATCGGAGGGGTGGTGACCCCTGATGCGACAGGAAACGCCATAGCGCTTGAGCCCTTTGTGCTGAGAGATTGGGTTTACCTTGCCCGAACACGCCCCTCACGCTGCGCTTTGAAGAGTTCCTGCTCTAAGGCGTTGAACTCTTCTTCGCGGCCAGCGTACTCGCCACGCCGTTTTGCAGCATAGAAAGCGGTGACGTCGTCGGTGGTGATGATCTGCTTCTCAGCCGGGGCGTTGGTCTGCGCCGGAGTTCTGGCTCTGCCCGGTGCCGCCAGACTTTCCAGTCCCGGTTTCGGCGGCTGTTGAGGAGCGGCCGGTGCAGGGACCAATTCGTCGGCGGGGGTCGTAGCAGCCAATTCAGAAATGAAGCCTCGGAAGAAAGCCAGAACACGGGGAGTGTCGTTCTCCGCGTACGCTGACAAAAGCATGCTGTGACGAGTAGCACCAGAATATTGATCTGGCAAGGCCAACCACGCTTTGAATGCGTCGAGCTGGTTTATGTCCTGCCAGTTCGGCACCGCCTCCGTAAGCTTGGCGTGCATCGCCTGCTGCGCGGTCAGCTTGGTCTGGCGCACAGTTCCGTTGAGCATGCCTTCCAGCCGGGCCACCGTAGCCTTGAGTTCGGCGACTTCAGGGGAGACGATCTCCCGCGCGCGCCGGCCCATGACGTCCAACATCTCGGTACCGAACTGCTCTTCCTCTTCCGAGGTGATCAGTTTCGAATGCGTTACTGGGGCAGCGGGCGGCGGCGCGTTCTTCATATCCTGAAGCATCTGCTCCAGCGCGCCCATGCGGTCGACTGCGCCGGCGAGCTGCTGCTCGAGCTTTACGCGTCGTCCTTCCGCGGACCGGTACCGCTGCTCCCAAGTGCTGTCCTCGTTACCCGTGGGGGTAACTGGCGGCGTCGGGGTCGGCTGCGGAGTAGGTTGGGGCTGAGGTTCTGCTGGCGGCACCACCGGCGGATCAACGATGGTGATGCCGTCTTTGTTGGTGGTCGGCGAGGCCATCTTGGGCTCGGGTTGCACCTGATCGGGATACGCTGCGCGCTGGGCGGCTTCGGCCGCGGCTGCTGCTCGCTTGACTGCTTCGGGGATCACGACGTCCGGATCGACGGGGCGGTTGTTACCTCTCAGGTCGGATACTTTGGTGGCCATTCTATTCTCCTTGTCGGCACGGCTAGGCGGTGCGGACGGTTCGGCTGGGTGTTAGGCCAGCGGTTAGAAAAAACCCCGGGGTGTGAGCCCCGGGGTAAGTAGGGAGGAAACGCCCGTTGGGGCGCTTCGATCAGACAGAGGCATGCGCCTCGTGTCAAGTCGTTAAGCGATCTTGGTGACGGACACCGTGGTCGCGGTCAGGATTTCGATCTGGTAGCGGTTCGCCGCGCCAATCGCGGTTACCGGGCCAACGACGGTGACGTTACCGCCGTCGCCAGTGCTCAGCGTGATGGCACCGGACGACGTGTTGTTGTTCACGATGGCGAAGTCCGTCTTCGAACCAACGCCGGCGTTGGCGTTCAACGCCACCATGCGGGCGATGATCGCTGCGGCAGTGGCGGTGGTGAACGACACAGCACCGGTCTGGCCGCTATGCTCCACCACACCGCCTACCATTTCGGTGGCGGTGAGGGCGATTGGGCCTGCGCCGGTCTTGGCCGTATAGGTTTCGCCCTGCAAGGCGTTTACCATCATCGCGAGGTACTGGATCGCAGCCTCGTCCGAACGAACACCGTCCGGCAGGTAGGGGTTATTCGTACCCATAGTTGAAGTCTCCTATTGCTATTTGATTGCTGTGGTGAACAGGGAGGAGAGGTCAACGCATTGCTGTGCCCGTCCCTGCGCTTTTAGTACCTTGTCGGCCGGCGCTTGTACACAGGCGTCGCGAGCTTCGTCCGTGTACACTTCGAAGGCCTTGATGAACGCCGCCCAAGTTTCCGGCGCGGCCCTCGACAAGCGGGCGGCAACAGCTTGGAGCTCGTCCTTGGGTTTCGGAGGCGTGACTGTCACGGCTTCTTACCCACTACGTTCGGGCCGTTCCTCACGACATTCGGTGCAGCCTTGGCGTAGTTATTGATGGAGGGTCGCTTCTTAACGATATCGTTAAGCGCGCCGCGCCCCGGAAAAATTCGTTGGCCGCCCTTGCCCGCGTGGTGTGTAATTTTCACGTCTCACCTGTAAGGCCGGTCTGCCCAAAACTAGGTATCGCGCCGTCGAAAGTCACCTGCGATCCCTTACCTGTGTTCTGCTTTACGCCTTTCAGCAGCGGCGATTTGGCCCCCGAAGTCGAAGCCCCAAGTTTGGCCTTCGGCATTTTCTTGCTGCCGCCGATCATCAATGTGGACTTCGACTTCGTGGTTGCCATGTCAGCACTTGTCCTTCGACAGGGCCTTGCGGGCACCGGGCTTGTCGCCGGACATGCCGCCCTTTTTGGCCGGAAACTTCTTCATCTCCGACGCCTTGCCGCCTTTGCCGCCCTTACCGAAGGCGGGGGCCTGCTTACCTTTGAACGGGTTCTTCGCCATGACGCCCGCCTTACTTGCCCGACTTGCCGGGGACGCGGGTGCCGGCAGTCTGCTTGCCGAACATCTTGCCGGAGCCGCCCTTGATGAACTTGGCCCCGCCACCCTTGTCGGCTTTCCCGGAAACGCCCGGGGTCTTGGTGCCGACGCTCTGCTTGCCGAACATCTTGCCGGAGCCGCCCTTGGCGAACGCCGGCTTGCTCGAGCTGATAACCTTGGACTTGCCTGACATATTTGCTCTCTCCTGTTATTGGGGACCACCGGTGATGTTGACCCGCGGGCCCGCGTCTCCAGTGACGTTTCCACCTTTCGGTGCCTGATTGCCTTGAGCCTGCCCCGCTGCGGCCGCGGCCTGCTGCTGAGCCGCCTGCTGGCGTTCCTTGAGCACGTCGTCCGACGGCACGATCTCCGCCCCCGGCATGCCGATGCCTTCCGATACAGTCCTGAGGACCTGCGCACGCCCCTCCGGCCCCATGATGGCCGTGTCAATGGGGTTCGCCGTAATCTGCAAGAACTCGAGCTGTCGGCTGCGCTGCGTCTCGCGCTGGATCGCGACCGTCACACCCATGACCCGCACGCTTTCCTCGCCCGTGAGGAGCCCGCTGTTGTCCGTCATCATGATGATATCGTAGAGCGCCGTCAGCAGCGGATCAAACACGTCGCGGTCAATGTTGGCAGCGACCGCCTGAAGGATTTTCGATGCGTTGCCCATGAGCATGGCAAGGCCCGAGGACGTACGCCCCGCGCCGCCGGCGCTCTGCCCCTGCAGGTACCGCGGGATCGCGCTCATGTCGTCGGCCATGCCGTTGATCTTGTCGTAAACGGCCAGCAGCTCTTGGGCGATGCTGTTCGGCTGGAAGAAGCTGATCGGCACCTGCGACGTCCCGTTGATCGGATCGTCCTCAAAGTGCCAGCGCTTCCACGGATACATGTCGTCGGCGTCCTCGCCGGCGGCCAGCTTGCTGTCGTTGACCATGACCTGAGGCCCTGAGGCGATGGCCATGTTATTCATCAGCGCCCGCAACGTGCTGTTCGCACCCTCTTGGAGGTCAGCGATAATGTCGGTGAGGCCGTTACCTACGGGGGTACCCGGCATCTTCTCGAAGCTGGTGATGAAATAGTTGTGGCGCTTCCGCGGCGACGGCGAGAGCTGAACCTTGATGACGTGCTGGCCGATAAGCCACGCTTGCACCATGTAGTCGCGCAGCCCGTCGGGGATGTACTTCGCGTCCATGCCCTGTTCGAGGAGCATCCGCCCCTGCACGTTACCGTTGAACTCGAGGCACGTGATCATGCCTGAATGGTTCATCAGCGGATTTTCGCGGCTCTCGTTTACGGCGCGCTCGCTGTCGGTGGCGTCCCAATTGTCGCTCAGCCCGCCGCGGCCGTACTCGTCGAGCACCGCCCGTATCTCGGCCTGATCGTAGCCGGGCAAATCCAGCAAATCGTTCAGGTCGGCACGCGATAGACGGCTTCTTTCGATGATCGAGGCATTCTCGATATCGCCTGCGCCCGGGGTCCACCAGATGTCGAAAGGCGATACGCGCTCCCAGAACATCCGCGGCCGGGGAGTGCTGATCGCAGTTCCGTTCTCCCAATTAAGAGAAGGAACAATTCGGACGACTGGACCTTTGATGCAAGCGAAGGGGAAGATGGGAAGGTCCGCAATGAACTCGGCCAGCGCTTTATAGAAGCCGCCTTCGACCAGATATTCATCGATCTTGTCCTCCGCGATCTTCGCCTGTGCCGCAGATTTCTTCTTCGCCGCCTGCCGCGCCGCAGTCATCAGCATGTTCAGCCGGTCCCGCATAGCGGTCGGGTCAACCTGCTGGCCGCCCTGCTCCATCGTGGCGACTTCAACCTTCAGCAGCTGCTGGATCGACTGCATGATGTTCGGCGGGATAGCGGGGTCGGGGCCCGGGTCCAAGCCCCACGGGCGGTCGGACTGGAGGTAGACGTCGCGGAGGAGGCTCGACGCGCCGCGGCATTTGGCGGCGCTGATACGCGCGTAAATTTCGGAGCCGCCAAACCTCTTGATCTCGGCCAACTTGTCCGCGCTATAGACGCCGTTGAAGGTGCGCAGCGCCTCGCTCAGCCGCTCAGACCAGCCGCTTTGGCTGTTCCGGTGGTTCTTCATCATCTCGAACTGGGTGCGGATGTAGCCGGCGAGATTGGTCGTGGCGACCTGAGAGAGCTTCAGCTCTTCCTCGGCCTTCCGTTTATCCTGCAGCTGCCGCGCTTCGATCTTGTCGAGCGCGCCACCGGGGATGACCCGCAGCATTGTGTTTTGCGATAGTGCATCGACCATTCGTCGCCTATATGCTATTCAGAGCGAACTTACAACTGAGAGGCCCCCACCCAATGGGCGACATGTCAATGCCTGCGGATTACCCGACGATCCCGTCCAGTGTGTACGATGACGTGAAGCTTGTAAAGCTCGCGCGCGGAATTGCAATGGGGATGAAGGACCTTCCGGACATCCTGTTCGCCAACGATCTCACCCAGCGCGAGTTCGAGGAGATCAGCAAGCTCCCTCATTTCAACCGAATTCTCGAAGCCGAACTGCGCTCATGGGCCAATATCGATAACGCCGAAGATCGGGTCCGGGTCAAGTCCGCCTCCCTGATCGAGGAGTTCTTGCCCGAGCTTTACGCCCGCCTCAATGACCGTGAGGAGAA